TGCGAAACGTGCCCTGGGTAGTACCCCTGAACAACGGCCTTTCCGTCTACTTCTTCTACGCCTTCAATAATGAAGTACTCGTAAAAATCAGAACCCCACTCTTTTTTGAAAGTGACGTCTCCAGCTTTCACTTCTGTAGCCTTAACCGTGGTTATACCAACGGGTGTTGCTGGGCTAAACGGTAAGGCAACTTCCTCGGTCTGCCACACAGCAAGAGTCTGGATGTCAGGTTTGGTCCATAGCCCCTGAGCTTGCGCTAGGTTTTTGTTGTACTCGTCTAAAGCATCAAGAAATTTGCTACGAGCTTCTGCGTCCTTAGGAACAAAAACCCCTAAGTTCTTGTCCTTAAAAATCTTACCTTCGGGGTCAAATTCTTTTGGCTTTGGCTTAGATAGAACTGGGAGGTCTCCCTTTGCAGGAGCTTCTACATTGCGGTAAACTTTAATCTGAACATTCTTGCCCCAGAGCTTTGTCTTCTGAGTCTGGTGTCCAGGGTAGTATCCCTCAATCCAAACGCTTCCTGGCTTTTGTGCCTCTGAGTCAGCGTCGGAGAATACATTTTCAATTACAAAGTTGTCAGAGAACGTAACATCCCCTGCTTTAAGGTTCTCGGCACTGGCGCTTAGTAGAGCTGGTCCGTCTGGTTCTCCTGTTGAGATTTCTGGCGTAGATGTGGCTGTGTCAGCGGCGGCTACTGGTTCGTCTGCAGCTGGAAGTTCTGCTACTGGGGTTTCTTCGGGGGTAGCTTCGACTTCTTCAACATCCTCGCCGTCAATAGCGTCTTGGATTTGAGCATTAGTAGGCTCGTCAAAGTTTTGCCCTTTTAAGCCCTCTGCGTAGATAGCATCTATAAGTTCATTAGTATCCACGCCTTGTAGCTGAAGTGCGTCACGAATGGCCTCAACTGGGACGTTTAGTTGAAAGACTTCTCCTTCAGGGGTTTCCATTGCCAAGATTCCGTAACCTGGAGTTGAGTTGCCTGGCTCTAGAGCACGGCGAAGTTCTGCAATAAGATTTTCATTGCTGTAGTCATTGGCAATGTCCACTGGGTTGATAGAGAACCCCTCAGGAGCATTCTCTGGGACATCCCCCTCTATCTCATTAAATGGTACTTCTTCAATCTCTGAATAGCCTTCTGGGACTTCGCCCTCTCCGTAGACTTTGTTCTCTGGAAGATAAGGCTTGTAGTCGCCTGACTCTATCAAGGCCTGCTGCTCTTCGTCACTTAAGCCCTCAAGAAGTGGGGGTAATACTCTATCTGTGGGCTCAGCAAGTGCTGGCTCAGGTAGCTCCTCTCCTAGGGCAATTTCTGTAGCCTTAGGTATTTGAGCACCCAAGTTGCCATTACCACTTTTGTAGATGTCGTCGAGAACAGCTTTAGCGTTTACGCCCTTCTCATCGAGAGCCGCATATATGGCCTCAACTGGGACAGCTTCGTCTCCCTCTGAGAACGGTAGGTAGCCAAATCCAGTAGCAGAGTTTTCATCGGAACCAAGAACGCCCTCATTAAGGGCATTAACCAAATCTTTAACTGAAAACTTCTCTGAGAGCTCAGCGGGGTCATCCGTAAAGTCGTCAGACTCTTGTCCATCAACGGCTCCCTGAGGCTGGTAGGGGGCGTCTGTGTTTATTTCGTAGTAATTGGCTGGAGTAGGGGCAACCTCAGGCTCTACAGGTGCCTCAGGGGCTGCGGGAGCTTCTACAGGCTGTGCCTCTTCTGCCTCGACTGGGGCGGGGGTTGCTGCTGGTTCTGCCTCTGGGGCATCTTCTTCTATGAGGTCAGAAGGGTTGTCTTCTTTCCACATTTCAACTTTGCCGTCATTTCCGAAGCGCGGAGGCATGCCACTTTGAATATCCGTGACTCGGTCGCCGTCTTTGTTGAGGGATAGTTCTCCATCAGCATCAACAAGTTCTCCCCAAATCCTGTGGTTTGTAGGCTTTTTAGCTCCCTTTGCTCCCTTTTCAGTAACTAGTCCTTGGCTGTCAAGAAGGTCCTTACGCCAGACACGCCAAAGGTCCCCGTCTTCGTCCCTATAAAAGTCCCCAATGTCGAACTCACGGACTGACTTGCGTCCATTATTGAAGATTCGCTTGCCACCAATGTTAATGGCTTCTTGTTCAAAGGCTTCTTCTGATATGTTGAAATCGTCAGGGTTTGGAGCTTCTCGATTGCTTCGAACAGAGAGTCCAAGCTTTTCTACACGCTTTGTGGCTTCATTAAAAGACAACCCATCGCGCTTCATTATCTGAGCAAGGGTCTCGCCGCTGATTACATTTTTGCCCTGAGCCTGTGCTTCCCTGACAACCCGCTGCATCGCGGTTTCTCGATTACGTATTTCTGAAAGTTTTTTGAAAAGCTTTAGAAGACGCTTTGGCTTTTTTGGTGCTTCCTCTTCTTGCCCGTCAAAAATAAGCTTTGGTTCTTCACGAGGAGGCATCGGCTTAACGCCTCCACCTGGAAATCTAGGTGGTTCTGGCCGAAAGCCGCCATCTCGGTTGGTAGGGAGTTCTGGAAAAACAACATCAATATTTGGACTAGGGGTTGATGGCTGTGCAGGCCGTCGAGGCTGTCTAGGCTGTCTAGGCTGCTCTTCAGCTTGTGGAGCAGGAGTCTCTACTTCTTGGTCGGGGATAATCGCAACTGGTGGCTTTTTCCAAGCGTCTGGGTCTGAGAAGCCCTTGCTATCACGAACAACAATGCCTGTTGCAGAATCTATAATTGTGCCGTCGTCAAGAATGAAGTGCTCGCGGCGTGGGTCTATTGGGAACTCTAGGCCCTGCTCTTTGTAGCGCTCAAGCATCCTGAGGTAAGCGTTAACTTTAAATCTGTTGGCATTAGGTTTGCCCTTGATACGAGCGCCTTTGCCTCTTACATCCTCAGGGTTTACCTTGTTTCCAACTCTTAGCTTACTAAGAATGGCTTTACCAATACTCTTTGGGCGTTTTGGGTTTGGGGCTTCGCTTTTCTTGTAGTTAGGCTCGTCGGCCTCTACTAGCTCTCCAACGTCTCTCCATGATTGAACTGCTGCGAAGTCTTTCTCGTTCTCGTCTTTCCTACGAAGAAGGTAGACAGGAAGGTCTTCGTCGAGAGTTCCATCCTCGCCTTTTCCGAAAGCAACTGCACCCTCGTCTTTGTTTTCTCTTGCCTGAACAGCGTTGAACTTAGCCGTAGCTGCTTCGTTGGGCTCTTTAAACTTCTTAACTTCGTAGTTCCCGCCAGCATTTGCGTAAACGGCACCTAAGTCTTCGTCTTCGTCGTAAAAATCTTTTTCTTCTTGAGGTACCTCGTAGGCAGTATCTAGGTCCCAGCCGTCAGGAGACTCTACAAATTCAAGGTCTTCTTCGTTTACTACTTCATCACTTGCACTTACAGATACAGGGTTTTCGCTGTAGCCGTCAGAGCTCTTATTTGAAGGCAGAATTGCCTTAGCAGGGATAGCATTAGCGGAGGGAATTCTTGCAAGCTTGCCGTCTGGTAGCTCGGAGATTATTGTTGAGTCGTTAGGATTGGTAGACACTATTTGACCAGCGAGGTTATAAACTCCGCCAGTGAGTTTGCGAATGAGGGCCATAATTGCGCCGCCCATAAACGCAAAGCGTCCCTTGATACGAAGCTGCCTGCGCCAGAAGCCATCATTGGCTCCGTCGTTGTAGGCAGCAACCAAAGCAACCAAAGGCACTTGGCTTGGTCCCATAGCGTCGAGGCGAGCAAGAGCGTATAGCTGCTCATCGCTGTTTAGGGTTGAAGTGAAAGCCGTGGCAAGAAGTGGGGCCACTAACGGGTTTGTTACCCGAGGGTCGTCAGCGAACCAACGAGACTGCGCCTTACGAAGCTCTTTCCACTCTACGTTGTGCTCCTTAGTAGAGCTAGGGTGCGAAATGGAAAGCAAGTCTGTGTGTGAGGCCTCTGTTAGGCCTTTGTCACGCTGCACAAGAAGCGCAAACTCCGAAAGCGCTAGTAGTGCTCGGTAACGACGGACCGAGTAAGTCTCGTTGGAGTTGGCTTTGATAGAGCGAAGAACTACTTTTTTCGCTGAGCCAGCTGTGACGCGGCGTGTAATTCCGAAGGAACCATTCAACTCTACAAGGGAGGCAACAGCTTCGCTAGAAATGTTTACGTTCTGCTCTTCATAAGAGACCGAATGTGTTGCTGGCTTAATTGGGTATTCGTTACTCATTTTCAGAGCCCTCTCTTGGGAGTAAATCCGCGTCTAGACTATCGTGTGTCAAAGTTGACAGAAGCTTCGCTCTTACGTAAGGGTCTTCCCCGTTCCGTACTGCACGAAGCCAGCTTGCCTTGATAGCTTCTTCTGCCTCGTAGCCAAAATCTGAAAACTCGGTTAGAGCAAGAATTGCTTCCTGTGCTGTTTTAAAAGTGTTCTCTGCGGGCAGCTCGATTTCGAGTTCAGCTTCTGCGTAAGCAGAGGCCGTTATAAGTTCTAGCTCGGAGTGGTCCTGAGCGTCAGCGGTCAAGGGCTCGGTAGAAGAGTCTTTCTTGGTGGACCTTGGGTGTGAAGCAGGAAGTAGGTCGTTGTCCTGTACGTAAGCAGCCTTAGAGGGCTTACCTGAGGAAAGCAAACGCAGGAACGCGTTAACGCGAGCAAGTGCCCAAGAGTTTCGGTTCTGTCCAGGTCGGTAGCTTGTGGAGAAGGCCCCAGCTCCGCGGCGGTAGACAGCCTTTAGCATCCCAAGAGTTGCGCGGCGTCCCTTAGATGCTTTTTTGTTGTGGGTCTCAACCTTGTTGGAAAGAGCTTTTTCTACGGCCTTTGAGAAGGTAATTTTCTTACTGCCAGAAGCCGAGCCCTTTTTGTTCTTTGAAGAGCCTTTTATTTGGTCTTTCTTGGGAGCAGGAGTCTGTGCAGCAGTGCGCTTCTTTTTAGCTGCAGCTTCTTCGTCGTGCCCAGAGTCCAACATAAGATTTCCGTCTGGCATGTAGTGATAACCTTCGGGAGCTTCTGGTCTTGGGGCATTCTCGTCGTGTGCCGAGTCTGGCATTAGTGCGCCGTCTGGCATGTAGTGGAATCCCTCGGGGGCAGCAGGTCTGTTCTCAGCGGCAAACGTTGCAGCTTCGGCGATAGCTGAAGTAGTGGCAGGAACGCAGTTGGGAACTTGATTACCGTTTTTGCCCTTCTTCATTCCTATTTGGACGTAGCCGTCCCAGCAGGGGCTATTGGAAAGCTCCTCGGATGCAAACTCTTGTCTTATGCTCTTGCGAAGTTCGTGAACTTCATTTTCTAGAGTGGACAGAGTACGGATGAGGCTGTTCTTATCAGAAACGGTAATTGACGAAGTTGGTTGAGGCATAGGCACGTTGCTTTGCCCCTTAGCTGGCTGGTCCCCTTTTTCCATAATTAGTTAGCTTCTTCTTCAGGGGCAGGCTCGCCCGCGGCTGCTCTTTTCAAAACCTCTTCAACTTCAGTTGGCAACGGGGCAACGGACTGGCCTTGCTGTGCTGCACGAACTGCATTCATAATCTCTGGGGAAACAGCGCCAAGCATCGCTTCGGTAAGTTCTGGAGTTAGCGAGCCCTTTTCCTGAAGCATGCGTATTGCAAGCTCTGTAGGAGTGGGGGCATCTTGGTCCGAGAAGCCGTGCGCACGTCTCCATGTGTCGTAGGACACTGCTCCGCGGTCAAAGCCTGCGTCAGCATCGGTTGCCCTGTCGTTACGTGTAGAAACGGCTGAAGGGTCATACCAAACGGTGATGCGAGAAACTTCTGACTCTGAGTAGCCGTTGGCAATTAGGTACGGACGCAAGTAGACAACTGTTAGGGCGTCAACAATAAGGAGCATCAAGGGCTCGATGTGGGCTTTGTAAAGAGCTTCGTCTATCTGGAGCGCATTGGAGTACTTAACGTTGGCAAGCCCCGTAACGACGTCCTTAGGAACATCTAGGCCCTGCAAGATACGCTCTAGTACACGGTCGGAGCGCTCAGCTAGTGATGGGTCGAACGAACGCTCGAACTTGAACTGCTTGATAGCATCGCCAAGCTCAGCGGGTCCACGGATAATCAGGGGCACAACTGCAGATGCGGACTCTTCGTCACGAATCGGCGTGGTCATCGCGTCCATCAACTGCTCTTCAAACTCGTCTTCTGCTTCCTCAGCTGTGAAGCCAGCGCCAATTCCATCTTCAGAATCGTAAGGGTAGTTTGCAGGGTCGCCCTGTGCAGCTACGGAAAGACCGTCTGGCAAGTAGAGAGCGCCAGCGTTTAGGCGTGAGCGAGCGGTTGCACGGAAAGTTCTGTTCAACAAAAGCAATTCTGCGCAAAGGTCTAATAGACCGCGCAGGCTCGAGTCGGACTCGTCTGAGTAGCGAGGGTGTGAGCGCCAGATACGGCCAACGAAAGCATTCTTGCCTAAGTTAACAACTCCTGAGTTCTTTCCGCCACCCTGCCCTGCGCCTTGTTCGCGGCGACCAATAACGTTTAGGTTTCCGCTACCGTCAGCTACAACTTCATCAACGGAACGGATGTCCCAAGACTCGGGCTCTCCAGTTCCTCTACGGGCTGGCATCTGAACTAGGTAGCATTCGCCAGTAACTGAAAGATTGAGGGCAGCATCTTTCAAAAGACCTGGCTGTCCACCATAGGCGGAGTTGAGGCGGGAAAGTGCGCGTTCTGCGGCTGAGGCAAGGTTCTGGTCGATTGAGCTGGACTCGCTCGCTGCAACAGGAGACTGGCTTGGGTCGTCAATTGCAGCCGCAAAGATGCGGATACGTGAGACAACGGATGCAACTAAGTTGAAGGCGTATTTAATTTCGCCAATTGCGTCGTAGTACTCCCAAGCTTCTGACTGCCAAGCGGATGAAGAAGCGGAGCGACGTGCTTTAAACTGCTCGAACTCGGCCTTGTCATTCATTTTTACTTGCGAGGCAGCAGCCGTAAGGGCGCGGGGAGAGTTAAAGGGAACGGGAGTTGGGGCGTTGAAGAAGAAAGATGCACCAGCTGGCTGTGGAAGTCTTGAGCTCCCGAAAGGCTTGCTTTTGCTAGATTTTTTAGCGCTAGCTTTTGGAGCTACTGGCTCCTGTGCTGGCTCTTCTCTTTTAAATACACCCATTGGGCGGTCTCCTCGTCAATTAGTTGCGGAATACAAGTTATTTTTGCTCGTACGCGGTCAACAGGCCTGCTATTGCCGACGCCGCAAAAACGGCGTAGACGTAAACAAGTACTGGGATAATGATAACGGATGGTACAACTAGTGATGCGACCCAAATAGAGGTGCACCAGTCGCAAGTTATTAGATAGCCAAGCTTGCTGCTCTGCGGTGGGTGTTTTTTCCAGAAGCGATTTCTCAGGGGCTCGAAGATAACGTCGGTTGTGATGAGCCTACTGAGTCGGAATACTGCTAGTCCGATGATTACAAATTCAAATAGTGTCATTCGGGGTCCTGACTGGAAGCTATGAAAGCGCCGTACGGGTTCCAACCGCGAAGGCGAGTGCCACAGCCGCAGTTGTTATCCTTAGCAACAGCCACTATCTTACCTGACTCGGTCAAAATGTAGTGAATCTTGTCCAGCTTCTCTAATTGCGTGATTTTCTCCTTGAAAACGATTTGGGTGCCCTCTGGAGAATCAACGCCGATGATTAGCGTGTCCTGAATAACCACAGCTCTGGCGGTATCAACTCTTCTGGTCCCCTGTGGAACGTCACCAATGATGTTTAGCTCAGTTATGTTGGAAAGGGAACCTGGAGGAGCCAACCTGATGATTGCTGGGAAAACGTCCATTGTTTTTACTATTGCCATTACTTGGTGTACTCCGATGGGATATAGAAGTCCTCCCAACCTAAAGCCTCTTTGGCAATAGGAAGCGGAACTATCAACGGTCGAGTGCGCTCGCTAGAGCGGATGAATTCGAATACTTCGTCTCTGGTGCGAATAAGAGTGGCATTCTGCCAATCGCGGTTCTTTATAAGCGTCTTGAGCGGAAAGGCCATGGGAAAACGTGAATTTTCAGCGGTCATGGTCTCAAGAAAGCGGGACTGGGCTGAAGTCTTAGTTTTGGGGTTCATCCAAATAACAACAGCTAGCTCGGCTTCTGTGTAGGTGCCGCTCTGGGTAGTGTAAGTTCTCACTTGCTCAGTCTTCTGGCCATAGCGCGGTATGAAACCCCAGCGGCTGTAGCAATCTTTGCTGTGGGGACGCCCATGCTTCTGAGAGCCACAGCCATTGCGGTGAGGTCTCGGTTGGCTTTAGCAAAGGGAGAGTCTGAAGTCGTGCGGGCGCGGTAACGCTTCGCAAGCTTGGCTAGCTCCTTTAGGCGCGGTTTCATGTCTGGCGGAACGTTGGGGGAAACTGAGCGCAGTCGGGGAGCTTTTTTAGTGGGAGTCGCAGTGGTAAGGCTGCGGGGCGGAGGCGTGGGTATCTCACGGAACTGCTTTATTGCTTCTGCTTTTTTTACCCA